ATTTCTACAAAACCTACTTTGGGTAAACCATATTCAAATAAAGGAGATTCAGAAAATTCTTTGGGGCTTTTAGGTCTTTTCCAATGCTTTATAACTATATCTTTCTTTTGTTTATACCAATCAGTAATTAAACTCCAACAATCTTGAACATCCCATACCCATTCTCTGCCAATTAGACCTTTTTGATATCCAGAGGGTTCAAAATAATACCAATCTGCTGTTTCTGGAGTAACAATATGAAAAGGTAAATCTAAATATTCACAACTAGCAAGATCAGCCTGACTAGGTGTAGGAGGGTGATCTGGATGACTATGAAATACAGCCACAATCTCTCCTTGATCTTCAGCATTTATCCAATCATCAGGATCTAAAATAAATTGATCTTCTAACTCTTCAGCAAGATTTTTGCAGGGAAAATATCTTTCTTTTCCTTTATAGACAGCTACTAAACCACAGGCTTCATGTGGTGCATCTTTTCTTGCGTGTTGTAAAGCAATATCTTTCCAAGTCATCCTATAAACGCTCCAATACCAGGGAATATGTCTCTAGTTGCTATTCTTTTAGGTAGCTTAACATTTACTAAGTCTAAAGCAGATTGAGCTTCCCATGTAACTACGTTTCTATTTTCAGAAACTTTTCTATCTAAAAAATAAATCTCCTGTGGAAACTCTGCTGTTGGATCGGGTGTTCCATAAGGGTTTGTATTTCCAGTAAAATTTACTGCATCTAAAAAACGTGCCAAAGTTCTTATTCTTGTGAATTTTGCACCATTTAGATCATTACCAACAGTTGTGGTATTAACATCCTGCATTATTGCTGTTATAGTTCCAAAAATATTACTTACTGCGATTGATGGTCGAGGTAAAGTTCCTCTTGATCCAAATTCAAATCCAGTACATTCAATAGGAAATCTTAAATAAGAATTACCAGCCCAAACAACTTCTCCGTTTGCGTTCATATTTGCACCATTATGAAAACGATATATGGTATTTGAACCATGCAAAGCTGTACTTAGTTCAATTGTAAAGACTTCAATAATTGAACCTGGATTTATCTCTTGTAGTGCAGAAGTTGGTATTGCCATTAGGGTTCAAAAACTTGTTCAAAAGTAGCTGTTACTCTGTTTCGGTTAATTTCAAATATTTCTCTGGAAAAACTTCTACAAATCCATTTAAATGTTGTAGTTGTATCAGGTGGAGACCAATCAAATGAATCACCATCTTTACCTCTAGCCTCTAAAAATGTTTCAATTTCAGTAGCATCTTCATCATCAACATTAAAAGTAAGATTCCAAACTTTAGGATCTTGATTCAAACCAAAAGAAGTTCTCTGTTGATACCCGTCACCAAATTGCGTTATACGTTGAATCGGTTGACTACGTTTTGTAGCGGAATATTGTGGATTGTAACTAGGAAAAGTAGCCATTATCTATTTAGTAAACCTCCAGGTCTTTGCTGTTTAACGATTTCTCCTTGAACAGCAGCAGCTATCAATGTACCAAGTTCCTGTCCTCCAGCATCATCGCCTTGAACATCTGAACCTGATGCGTCTACATTAACAACAACACTCGTACTACCGCCACCTCCAAGTTTATTATTTGGCACAATCATTCCAGAAGATCTTGGTACGAATAATTCTGGGCCTTTTTCTCCTACGATTGAGGGTTTGCCTACTGGTGGTCTACCTCCGTTTGCAAAACCTAAAAATTTAAACAAACCTCCAGTTACACTATTTCCTGCTATATTTCCGAAAAGAGCTTGATTTAATGCAATATCTAAGAATCTATCGGCAACATTATTTAGCATATCTCCAAGTGTAGATGTTCCTTTTATAAGACCTTTTATTCCTTCTTTAATATCGTTCTGTATTGACTTTGCAATATTTTCAAAAGCATCTTGTACTGCTTTAGCATTTTCGGCTTGTTGTTTCAGATCTTTATTTATTGTGACACCATCTCTAATTCTTTGTAATTGGGTTTCATTTAACTGATCCATAGTTAGACCCATTTCATCAACCTTAGTCTTGATTGCATCTTCAATTAAAAATTCTTCTTCCTTGCCAGCGACTATAGCTCTATTTAGGGCATTTTCTTTTTCTAAGCCTGACAATCCAGCCGTAATTAATTTATTCGTTTTTGCTCGTAGTACATCTCTGTCTTTTTCTAAAATTAAAGTTTCTGCTATTTCTAATCTTTCTGCTTTAAGGGCATTTATTTCATCACGCTTTTTCTTTGATCCTGACCTTCCTGCACCACTTACTGATGCTTCTGCTTCAGCTATTCTTGCATTTATGTCTTTAAACGCTGCATTATTTGGATTTTGAGCTATGAGATCTCTTGCTCTGCCTCGTACATTAGCGTCTGCTCCTGCATCTAAAGCCTTATTTAATAGTTTGGCTATTGCTGCCTGTACTTTTGTAAAGAATAATGTGACTTTATTTCCTAATTCTTGGAAAGTTTCACCAAATTTTCTTAGTTCCTCGGCCTGATCTGCACCTATTTTTTCGCCTAACATTTCTAGGGCTGCGTTGTAAGCAGCTTGTTTACCTAAGTTTTGTTCGATTAGTTGGAGTCGTTTTGCTTCTACTGTTCCTGCTATGCCCATTGCCTGTGACATAGCGGAAATGTTTGGGTTTAGGCGGTTCATGGCCTGTCCAAGTTCGCCTATGCCGTTGATTACATTTTGGATTGATTGGACTGCTGCTGTAGCTGCGATACCTCCTGCAAAACCACCCATCTGGCCGAACATTCCACCGATACCACCGCCTAAAGCTCCTGCTGCTGCTACCCCTGGACCTTGACCAAATAACAGAGGAAAACCACCACTTATCAATGCACTTTGAGCATCAAACCCTCTGGTTGGTCTTATACCCATTCGACCAAAGGGGTTGTTCATAAAAGTTCTTCTGCCTTCTACGTTACGAGATTGTCTGTCTGATAATCTACTAAAATCGCCTTTAGGAGTTATACTCGCATTTAATCTATTAGATGTTTGTACCTTTAATCTTTCGGCTGCTTGGCTCGTTTGTTTTTGTTCGGAACGTAGGTTTCTAGCATTTTGTGTGGCCTCTTGTTTCTTAATTCTGACTATATCTTTTCCTAAACTCAGTGATTTTTTTCTGTTTATAACTGCTTGTTTAGTGTTTCTAGCACTTCGCTCTTCCATTTTTTCAAGAGCTTGCTGCACAGGCGAAACTTTAGTCGTGGGATCTTGAAGTATTGCAGCCGTATTTCCTGCCGAATCCATTTGCGTGGATCTTCCGAATACAGGAGACTTAGGACCAAAGCCCGTTAAGGTTTTATCTTTAACTACTTTGGCTATTTGCTCCTGTGCTTTTAACTCTTCTAATGCTATTTTTCTCTGTTCAATAGATACTTTTAAAGCTCCCTGTGCGTCAGCTTTAGCTGCTCTCTTTACTGCTGCTAACGCTTTTTCTGTTTGTAGTCCTTTATCTGCTGCCCTTTGTACCGCATCTCCAACTCTTCTAGTCTGAATCATTGAGACTCTTTGAGCCTCTTTACTCTTAGCTACTTTTTCTTCAATTTTTGCTGCTTTGCTGTTTCCTATAGATATTTTGTTTATCGCACTTATTTTTCCGCTTATTTTATTTAAGGAAGATTCTAAGGTCCTTACAGCTTTTAGACCTTTGACATTTACGGCTATCTCGGCTTTATATGCCACAATCCAAAAATAATATTTACCTTATTTTACATTAAATAAACTGATTAGCACTATCTCCTGCGTCTTATTTTTTCAAACTCTTTTTCCTGCTCTTCGTTTACTACTTGAAAGTATGCACTCCAGCCTATAAGTTCCTGCTCTGTCATTTCTCCTATTTCTTGGAGCGTTTTGCCTAATTCCTTGGCTACCCCAAACTTGAGCATCATCCAGTTATCCTTTTTTAACTGGCTGGCTAGGATTTTGGGTCTATTGTTTCTTCCTCCTCTGCATTTATTACTGCAAGCATGAGAGATTGAAGATCGCTGTCCTTTACTTCGTTTTTAAGAACGTCTATTTCTCCTGCGTTGAATAGTTTTGTTCCGTTTTCATCTAATGCTTTATTTATTAATAATTGTAAAGCAAAGCCATTTGAGTCATCGCTTCTTACTTGCCTTTGTGCCCTTTCACGCTCTGCCATTGTTAAAGGGGTTACATACATGACGAAGAGCGATCCATCGGATAGGGTTACTTCTTTTTTGATTGGGTCAAGATTCGCAGCTTTTCTAAGTCTGTCGAGAGCGTTCATTGTCGCCATAAATTTCATATTGTTTTTATTAGTGTACTTCATTATGCAATAAAAAACCTCGGATTGACCGAGGTTCATAATAATTAATAACTGCTAGTAAAATATTATGCAGTCTTAGATAGATCGAATGTAGGAGCAGCACTAGGTCTGAAGGCTATTTCTACAACCTGTCCGTCATCTGGGTTTACGTTGAAACTTGCAGAAGTAAGAATAATATCTGCCAGAATTGATCTACTTTTTGTTTGATCTACGTTAGCTCCGCTCATCTGACGATCAATATACAATCTTACCTTTGCACCAGTTTGAACACGCTGAATAACATCTTCAACCATTCTGCTGGAAAGAAGTGTGTCATCATCTGTTGAGTAAACACTAGCAGAACCACTACCATCAGCAAAACCTGAGATGAATGTTCTAAAGGGTGCAGTTGCAGTAACAGTTTGACCGATACTTGTTACATCAATTTCTGCTCTGGTTATTTCAAAACTCCATTCTCTTACAGATCCAACAACCTGTGGTTCTGAAAAAGTAATAGAGGCAAACGTACCAGTAGTGAACGTAACTGCTGCTGAAGCTGTTAAAGCTGCTCCTCCTACTGTTTGAGAAACAGTCATTTCTCCTGTAGAAGCATCATAAGTTTTTACAAAGTTAGCGTTTGCAGCAGCAATTCCGTTGGTTACTGTTGCTCCAGATGGATAAGTAAGTGTTATTGGATCGTTTGCTCTAAAACCTAAATGTGTACCAACTTGAATTTGTGTTGTATCTCCACCTGATCCAGCAGGAAAGTCAGATGCAGCAATTTGTGTTGAGCTTGTACCAGCAGGAGAATAATATAACGCTCCCGAAGTACCCGATAGAACTGTAGCCATGATTAATAATTCT